CACAAACTCAACCGCCTACCTATATGGAGTCAAAAATGCCTAATCCAACACGAATCGAAATCAACTGCACTACAGGCGTGGAGTCAATCATTGAACTCACCGATGCTGAGGTTGCAGAAATGGAATTGCAAGCAGCCGAGGCCGCGATCCGCAGGGCCGAAGAGGATGCCGCACGCGAAGCGCTGGCAGCGCTCAAGGCAAGTGCGAAGGCGAAGCTCATCGCAGGTACGCCTTTGACTGCCGAAGAAGCAGATACGCTCGTTATCTAAGTTTCATTTCATCGGGGGCTAGAATTTAAGGAGCAATCGTGGCTTATTCACGCCAATTCACAATTACTACTACACGCCAGTTAGTTGTTCCCATAGACGGATCAGCGCAAGAGGTTCACTTCCATAATGAATCAGGAACAATGTATATTGGCGGTTCAGATGTCACCTCTAGCAATGGTTATAAATTAGATAATAATGACAAACTTGAATTTACAGTTCACCCTGGTGATCAGATTTATGCAGTCACCAACACAGGAACAGCCGTTCTTATGATTTTGGTGTTAGCTCGATGAACAACATCAACAACGCCAATATGCTTCTTGTCTTTATCCTCAACTCCATCGCTCTCATCGGTGGCGGGTTTAAGGTCTATCTCAACATTTCACGCAAGTTAGACCGCATCAATTATGCGCTTTTCAACGATGGCACCAACGGCGTAGTTCAACAGGTGGCAGAGCTACATAAGAATCAACAAAAGATAAAAACCGATATTGCGGTAGTCAAATCAAGGGTGGGAGTTCAATGAAATCGGCAAACGGGTGGGTTGCATCTGCGGATCAGGCTGAAATCGGTATTGGAATCTTCACAGTAGTAAAGGGAATCAGGCCGGTGCGCCTTCGATGCGCCAAGGCGGTAGCACCTTTGCTAGTCGCTGCGTGCCGCGAATGGCATAAGCGAGTCGAGAAGTTAGAGCCAGGCGAAGTGCAGGGATATGCCTTTAGAGATGTGCGTGGCGGTGCGGGAACCCTCTCTAATCACGCATCGGGAACGGCAGTGGATATTTGGCCTTCGCGCCATCCCCAGGGTGATAAAGATGGGAATTTAACGCCTGAGCAACGCACGGCGGTATTAGAAATTTGTGCTACTTATGGGCTACGCTCAGGCGGCACCTATAAGAGTGCTAAACCCGATTGGATGCACATAGAAATCAATCTTTCCCCTGCGAAGGTCGCAGAGTTAATTAAGAAGTTGGGGCTATAAATGAAAGTATCACCTAAGTTCAAGGCTGAATTTATCTCTTATCTGCGCTCAGTTGGAGTTGCAACAATCACAGTGCTTTTAGCACTTGTAGCCGATATGAAGCCGGAATATGCAGTGCTTCTCGGCTCGATTGCAGCGCCAATCTTTAAGTTAGTTGATCCGTCATATAAGCAGTACGGAATCGGCAAAGAATAGGTATGAATCGGGGGGATTTTCTTGATGAGGCTAAGCGCCTTGTCAATGGTCAAAGGAATCAAGCACACGGCGATCCGCTAGAAAACCATCAACGGATTGCCGGTATTTGGAGCGTTATCTTAGGCGTGGAAATCAGCGCCTATCAAGCATCTTTGATGATGGTCGGGTTGAAGTTAGCTCGCGCCTCATACGCACCTATTGATGACACCTTCACAGATATGTGTGGCTATTCCGCGATTTCAGGCGAGATTAGCCACCGCGAAGAGCGCCCATTATGAGCCGCTTAATAGTTCTTGTGCCGACAAGAGGCAGACCTGAGAACATTGTCAAACTCTTGCAAGCGTTCAAGGATACAAATGCTGAAGCAAATCTTGTCATTGTCTGCGATGAAGATGATCCGAAATTAGAGGAATACAAAGCCACAGGCGCAAGTGGATTGGTCTATCCACGCGAAGGCAAGGGGATGGCAAAGCCTCTTAATAAGGCGGCAAATGAACTTGCCTATCACTACGACTTTTTCGCCTTTATGGGCGATGACCACAGGCCCCGCACTCAGGGGTGGGATATTGCAATACAAGAAGAACTGAGCAAACTAGGCACTGGGCTTGCCTATGGCAACGATTTAATCCAAGGCGCGGGCTTGCCCACCGCCGTATTTATGACGGCAGATATTGTAAGAACCCTGGGTGGGATGGTTCCCCCAAATATGATTCACCTATATCTTGATAACTTTTGGCTTGAACTAGGGCGTGACTTGAACGCAATCACCTACCGCGAAGATGTCATCATTGAACACTTGCACCCGATTGCGGGAAAAGCGCAGTGGGATGAGCAGTATCAAGAAGTGAACGCGCAAGAGGTCTATTCAGCCGATGCCATTGCTTTCAAGCAATATATGGCAAGTGATGAATATAAGCACCTGATTGAAGAACTAACGGATCAAGCGTGAAAATCCTTATCACCGGCAGTGAGGGCTTCGTAGGGCGCAACTTCTTGAGCTTTTTTGAAAGCAGAAACTATCAAGTAACCAAGGTTGATGTTAAAAATGGCGTGGATGCTCGATTTTTCTTTGCTACGGATCAAACGCACTTTGACCTTGTAATTCATTTGGCGGCAGTTGTCGGGGGCAGAGCCACGATTGAAGGCAACCCACTGGCGGTTGCCACTGACCTTGCCATTGACTCAGACCTCTTTCAGTGGGCGCTTCGCACTCGACCTGGGCGCATTGTTTATTTCTCATCTTCGGCTGCTTACCCAACCGAGTTACAAAGCGCTCAATCCGCACATCAACTTAAAGAGTCTGATATTGATTTAAGCGATATTCGCACCCCTGATTTAACCTATGGGTGGGTCAAACTCACGGGCGAGATGCTCGCAAAGTACGCACGCGAACAAGGCTTAAAGGTGACAATCTTGCGCCCATTCTCAGGATATGGCGAGGATCAGGATTTGGATTACCCATTTCCTTCCTTTATCGCTCGCGGTAGGGCTAAGGCAGACCCATTCAAAGTATGGGGAACAGGAACACAGGTTCGCGACTTTATCCACATCAAGGATGTAGTAGTGGGAACAATAGCCGCCTTTGAAGCAGATGTGGAAGTTGCCAATCTCTGCACGGGGCGTGGCACAAACTTCTTAGAATTGGCTCAAATAGTGATGAAAACTGCGAAATATTCTGCACCGATTCTCACAAATCCCGAGGCACCTGTAGGGGTGGCAAACCGCGTAGGCAATCCTGAATTTATGCTAAGTTTCTACCAACCACGAATCACGCTTGAAGAAGGCGTGTATCTCGCACTGAACAAATAGATTTCTCTCTAATCGGGGAAAGCAAGAACCCGCAACACCTCAGCCGTTCCTGGGGAGTTGCGGGTTCTTTTTCTATTTATAGACCTTTGAGTTCCTTCTTAAACTTCTCAATCTGCTCTTGATGCTTGATGGCATCGGCTCGCTTGTCATACTTGATTGGGAGCAACACCATCGGCAATAGCGCCCTAAAGCCTAGAAACCATCCTGCGATTGCCCACAAGATTACGCTTCGACCTACGCCGAAGGCGAGAATGGCGCAGATAATCGGGGGCAGGAACTTAAGCATCTTGCACCCAATCGGTGAGCATTTCATTGATTATCTTGCTCACGTCTGTATTTTTTTTCTCAGCTTTCTTTTGAGCCTTTGCCCATAACTTGTCATTGATTCGCACGGATCGGATTTTGGTAGCCATTATCCAATCACCAAATCAATCATCTTGGAGCAAGAGCCGTAGCCAAGGGTGTTGCCTTCCATACTGCCCACATAACAGACATCGCGAGTGATGTAGGTAAAAAGGCTCACAATCAGGATTGCAAGCGCCCACATCACGATTACACCGCGTTTATTGAGTTTCATCTTAATTCTCCATCTCTGCGATAAATGCCAAGGCTAAGGCTGAGTTCTTGATTGCATCGCGTAGCGATTGTTTGATTTGGTCGAGGTCTGCTTCTTCAGAGGATTCAATAAGATTCCTGCCGATATTGTAGGAATTGTCTTGAATCTGAATAAATATATCTTTCATTGCACCCATTTTATTTATCCACTCTCTTCTTGAAGCAGTAATAACATTCGTGCATTTTGGCAACAGCCGTGAATCGAACTTTGCAGGTTTCGCAGATGTTTTCGTGTAGCGACATTACGCACCTGCCTTCTCTAACATTAAGCCACCACAATCACATTCTTGAACACCCAACGTAATTGTGATGTCTAGTTCTTCAACAGTAAAGCAAGTTGCACATTGGTACTTTGACATTATGCACCTACCTTTGTGCGAAGTGCTGACATTGCTTCAAGCGCACTTTTGAAAGATTGCTCAATAATTTGCAAAGTGAAATATTTTCCACCATTAGTGCTTTCAACAACAATCCAACCTGCACCAACGATGTTGCGAACTGAATACTTTTCATCTGTAGTGATGTAGTTGTTTGGTGCTACTTTTACGAACTCGATTGCGTTTGACATTTTTTGATCCGTTTCTTGGAAACCCGTTCGTTTTCCAATAGGTAAAACTTAGCATCTGTATGGACAGTTCCCTGTCAATACAGGGTAATTTAGGTCACATTTTGGTAACAATTTTTGAGCCTAGAATTGAGCCACAGGAGCCGTTTTGAGCGTGTTTGGGCTAAAACGTAGGTAATGTCACCCCCAGGGGGTAAAATCGCCCTATGACAACCATCGTGGGCTATCAAGGGGCAGATTTCGCCATCCTTGGGGCTGATAGCCAAATCACCGATGGGGATAAGCGCATCATCTCCCCTAGCACCCCCAAAATCGTGAAGGTCGGCAGGTATCTGCTCGCAGTCTCAGGCGATTGCCGACCTGGGGATTTGCTTATGTATAACTGGAAACCACCTGCCTATGACGGCACCGATCCGGTGAAGTTTATGGGCAGAAAGATTATCCCTAGCATCATCACCACCTTTAAGGCTTTTGGTTATGACCACACCAAAGAAGGCTCAAGTTATTCCTATCTTCTTGCCTTCGCTGGCAATCTTTTTGAGATAGGCGATGAGCTTTCCATTAGCCAAAGCCAAGATGGAATCTATGGCGTGGGCAGTGGCTCGCCTTACGCGTTGGGCTATTTGGCTGGAACCATCGGCAATCTTGCCAAGGTCGAGTGGGCGCAGGATCAGATAACTCAAGCGCTAGAAGTTGCGACCAAATACGACATCAATACCTGCCAACCTTTCCAAATCGAGGTTCAAAAAGCCTAGTTGATTGGCGTGTCAGTGGGTTTTAATAGGTTACTTTATGACACCCTACGGGCAAGACGAAAGGAACGGAAAATGCAACTATTTTTAACAGCAGCAGTAAGCGTGCTTGCAGTGCTTTTTATCTTTTGGATGATTGTAAGCAAAGATGATTTTCTCGGTGATGAGATTCGCAAGTCACCTTTGGATGGTGAGTAATGCGCGATCCATTATTTTCGGTTTATACAACTGATTCAGGGAAGGTCTGCCTCTACTTAGAGGAACAAGATGCTTGCATTGATGTGGTCGAGGATGTTCTCAACTTCAACTCAATGGAGAATTTAGATGCGCTTAAAGGTGTTGCCTTTGCAAGCCTGAAAGAAGATGGCGTGGTTGAAGCGCTAGATAAGGCTAGGGCGAATCTGCCTGATATGGCTCTCAAGATTGCCGTAATGACTGAGGATGAGGCTTACAATCTTTGCCAAGACATTATTTCTTCAATCAAAAAACGCCGAATCTTTAAGGAAGATGAAATGGCAATCAAAGTGGCGAAATTGAGATTGGTGGAGTAATTGGCAAATCCGAATGGTCGCAAGGGTGCGCAGTTTGAAACCGATGTGATGCGATGGCTTCGTAAGATGGGAGCCATTGCAGAGCGTTTGGTAAAGGCTGGCGCAAATGATGAGGGCGATCTTGTCGCAACTATTTCGGGCAAGAGCTACATCCTTGAACTCAAAAACCGCAAGACCATTTCGTTGCCTGAATTTTGGCGTGAAGCCACAGTCGAAGCAGAGAACTACGCCAGGGCAAGGGGGCTAGATGTCACTCCCCCTGCCTATATTATTCTCAAGCGCCGTAATGCGGGGGTTGAAGATGCCTGGGTTATTCAAAACCTAGATTCTTGGCTCAGGGAGAAGCAGGGGTGAGGTTTGAAATTGATGCACCTGATTTCCCCGAAGCCATTTGTGCCACAATAGATGACAAAGATTTCTTCTTTCCCAAATCGGGGAAGCAAGAGGCAGAGAGACTGCCACAGTTACGCGCAATTTGCGGTACCTGTATCCACGAAAAGGAGTGTTTGGAATACGCAACGGAAAGACAGATGGACTACGGATTTTGGGGCGGTAAAACTCCCCGTGAACGATCCGATTCAAAAGCGCCAAGGGTTCGAGGTTTTGCCAAGGCTGGCAAGGCTAAACGGATCAAGGGGCTACTTGAGGAAGGTAAATCTGTTTCAGAAATCTCAACCTTGACTGGGTTTCGACAACATTATGTGAATCGAATACTCAACGCACTCAGGGGTGGGGCTACCAAAGGAGCTACACCATTACACACACAGATAAAAAACTCGCACGAAGGCTCGCAGCCATCTTAGGCGCAAGTATCGTGACATCATTATCAGTTCAAGCAATAATGCCGACCCAGGCGATACCTGCGTTGGTTATCTATAAGGAGCCACCTGCTTTGATGCAGGTCAATCCAAAGGAAGTAGCACGCGAACTCTTGCATACGCGGGATTTCAAATGCTTCTCAAAGTTAATGGGTGCCGAGAGCGCTTGGCAGGATAAAGACAATCCGACAAGCACGGCATCAGGTGTTGGGCAATTGCTCAAAGGCACCTATAAAAATCTTGGGATGAGAAAGGGCGAGTCGCGAGTCTCACAGACAGTCGCGGCGCTATCCTATATTGGCAGAAAGTACGGAGCAGGTGGGCCGTGCGCTGCGTGGGATCATCACAAGAAGCACAATTGGTACTAAGAAAACAAGGGGGAACGGACTATGAGCATCGAATTAGAACCAGGTATCATCGAGCTAGATGACACCGCACAGGCTTGGCTTTTGGCGTACAAAGATGCAAGTGCCAAGATTGCCGAACTCGAAGAGAAGCGTGCGGTAGCACGCGAACATCTTGAGATGGCATTGGGGGAAGCCGAGACTGCGTGCGTGAAAGGTCACGCCGTAGTGCGCTTTACTAAAGTGCAATCAACTCGCTTTGACACAAAGCGGGCAAGAGAAATCTTGCCAGCGCAGGTACTTGATGCGCTTGAAATCATCTCGTATTCACGCCGATTCACTCTTGTGAAGGATGGCGAATGACCTTTACTCCACTCAAGCCTGAATTGGTGTTGCTTGCCGATGAACTTAAACGCGAACTCTGCCAAGTAATTACCGATGCAGCGATTTACTCACCGCGCTCAAAGCAGATTGCCATTGGGCCGAGCGAGTTAGGCGAAGAATGTACGCGCAAACTTGCCTACAAACTTCTTGATTGGCCGAAGGTAAATCTCTCTGCAAGCGGATCGTGGGCAGCCCAAGTCGGTACCGCAATCCACTCACATCTTGAGGGCATCTTCACGAACGACAAAATCTACGCAACCGAACAAAAGGTACAGATTAGGGGCAACCTCAAAGGCACAATTGATTTGCTCCACTTAGAGCGCAAAATGGTGCTTGATTGGAAAACCAAATCGCCAACCGGAGTCAAGGAAAAGCGCTCTCAAGGAGCAACACCAAAAGAGATTATTCAGGTGATGACCTACGCCTATGGCAAGGTGAAAGAAGGCATTGAAGTTGAATATGTTGGACTTGTATTTCTACCGACAGGTGGGCAAATCTCCGATATGTATATCGAGCTACATAAATACGATGAGCAGATTGTTCTCAACGCTTTGGAGCGCATTGACAATGTTTATACCTTGCTCTCAACGATAGATGTAGAAGCCAATCCTGCGATGTGGGCGCATATTCCTGCCGTGCCATCACGCCTTTGTATGTATTGCCCCTACTATCAGCCATTCAGTCAGGATTTAAGCAAGGCGTGTGCCGGAGATAGTGATGTGTGAGCGAGATGGGTGCGATTGCACCTTTAAGATTCACGCGACAATCTCAGATATAAAAAGAATTGAGATGGAATCAAATCCACCCCAATACCCAATCCCAACAACAGAATAGGGGGAAGCCAAATGGCTTTCACAGCACCTGCATCGAATACTGAAGGAGTTAAGGTTGCAGACCTTAACGGACACCTTCTTATCGTCACCCCGATTGAATACAAAACAGGAATCAACACAGTTAATGGAATCGCAGAGGCGATTGAAGTTTCAATTGTTGATCTTGACACAAACGAAGAGCATCACTCAGTCTTGTGGTTCAACGTTGCACTTCGTAACTCACTCAAGCCACTTATCGGTAACAAGGTACTAGGTCGCATCGGCCAAGGCGTAGCAAAGCCTGGCAAGAACGCACCTTGGATTCTGCTTGATGCAACTGGCGATGCAACTGCCGTTGCTAAGGCGAACGCCTATATCGCAGGTGGCATCAAAGCGCCAGCGCCGGTGGCGCAAGCACCTGCACCAACACCGAAGGCAGATATAAACGATCCGGCGGTGCAAGCACTCTTGGCTCAGCTTGGGGCTAAACCAATTTCGTAGGTTGGTTTAAGAGCAGAGCAAAGTGAGTTAGGGCTTATGCCTTTCGACCTAACTCAAGGAGTGGCTGGTTGCCGATGATGGGGGTCATCAAGTGGTTCGATTCCACTTACTCCACGCAAGAAAGAACCGATTAGGGGTAGCAATGAGTAACGAAACACTGACAACGGCGCTTCGATTTGCTAACGCAGGAATTGTGGCAGTGCCTGTTTCTCAGGATGGGTCTAAGCGCCCAGGGTTAAGTTCTTGGAAGCAATACCAAGAGGCACACCCGACCCCTGAAGAGATTATGAGTTGGTTTGCCACACCCCAAGATGGCGTTGGCGTTATCACGGGCAGTATTTCAGGCAACCTTGAGATGCTTGAGCTAGAGGGTCGAGCAGTATCAGAAAAGATGCACCTTGAGATTGCAGAGATATGCAACGGATCAGGTTTAGGTGATTTGTGGGAGCGATTGAACTCATCCTATGTTGAGGCAACACCTTCGGGTGGATTGCATTGGCTCTACAAGGTTGAAGGCGATGTGCCAGGAAATACCAAACTAGCTCGCAGACCAGGGGAAAACGGCGGGGTTGATGTCTTGGCTGAGACTAGAGGCGAGGGTGGATTCTGCATCACTGCACCATCATCGGGTGCTTGCCATCCTTCGGGCGGTGCGTGGCAGATGCTTCGCGGTTCGATTGAGATGATAACAACTCTCTCACACGCAGAGCGTGATGCCTTGCATACAGTATTTAGAATGTTTGACTCAATGCCAAAGCCTGAGTCGGTAGCAGTTGAGGTTGCCACGCGTAGCGATGGCGCTCTCACGGCGGGCGATGACTATAACGCCCGCACTACTTGGGATGAGATTCTCATACCTATCGGATGGAAGAAGGCTTACACGCAGGGTGAGAAAACCACTTGGACTCGCCCAGGTAAGGATTTTGGCGTATCTGCCACCACAAACTATCAAGGCACCGATAAGTTGATGGTTTTTTCAACCTCAACTGCCTTTGACTCTGAGCGATCCTATGACAAGTTCGGAGCATTAGTTCACCTGCAATACGGCGGGGATTTCAAGAAGGCGGCAACAGCATTGCGTGAGCAGGGCTACGGCCAATCCACAGACCTTCGACCTTTAGCGATTGAGTCTTTTGATTTAAGCGAGGAAGAGATAGCTGAAATTGCGCAAGCCTCATCCTGGAAGCCAATCTCACTATCTGATTACTACGATGGACTCTTTCAAGAAGTTAAAGCCAATATCCTCACCCGAACAGATGGCAAGAGCCTTATCTACGCTGGCAAGGTTCACTCATTCTATGGTGAGAGCGAATCAGGTAAATCGTGGGTCGCTCAAATAGCAACTGCCGAACTCTTGAGAGCAGATAAGAAGGTCATCTACATTGACTTTGAATCAGACCCACAAGATATTGTAAAGCGCCTCAAAAGCCTTGGAGTGAGCCGAGCAAACCTTTTGCAGTATCTGACCTACATTCGGCCCGAAACGGCACGCCAAGTAGATGATCCGTATTGGGATGCCATTCTCGCACCCGACTGCGCATCCTTGGTTGTCATTGATGGCGTTACCGAGTCACTGACAATGTGGGGCGGTGAGACTGTAGATAACGATTCCATCACTAAATGGATGCGCCAGTTCCCCCGCAAAGTGGCTCAAGAGTCAGGGGCAGCCGTAGTTCTCATTGACCACATAACCAAAAACGCCGATACGCGGGGCAGGTTCGCCATCGGTGGGCAAGCGAAGTTGGCAACCATTGATGGCGCTGCCTATATCGTGGAGCCAATCGAGGTGCTATCGCCTGGGCGGGTCGGCACTCTCACCCTAAGAGTGACTAAAGACCGCATCGGTGATGTTCGCGCTTCCGCAGGGATGTATCGCAAATCGGATCGTACTCAAGAGGCAGCAGTTTTTACCATTGACTCGACCCGCGAACAAATGCAATATGTCATTGGAGCGCCGACAAGTGAGGATGAATTGCTAGAACGCACCGAGTTTAAGAAGATGAGCGAGATGGCAGAGTTCATTCATCACAATCCTGGCTGCTCTAGGAGAGAGTTAAATGAGGGTGTGAAGGGTGACAAGAACCTGATTGGTGAGCGCCTTGAGACTTTAGAAAAGAATGGATATATCGAAAATAAGGGATCGGCAACGAAGTCTAGCCTGTGGATAACTTCGGCAGGAATGGATAAATATGACCTTTTAGATGCCAAGATTTCCTACATTGGTGGGGTCAGTGAGTAGCGTGCAGCGTGCCGAAGCGTGCCGTTTGGCACCGGCACGCACACCGGATATTGAGCGTGGGAGTGTGCGTGCCGTGCCGTATCTCTATAGATACGGCACACGGCACACCCCACATCACCCCCAATTACGACTGAGTAGGAAATGATGGCGAGGACATCTGAGCATTTTCAAATCAACACCTGCCGCCCCTGTGGAAAACTTTTTTGGGAAGGCTACTCATCGGCTGGATTTCTCACCCGACTTGATGTGCAACCACTTGATGTTCGAGCCGAGCTGATTGCGAAGCTGACAGGGTGGCGCACCTATCAAATTCACCCAACTGCCGTATCCTTTGAGGCAACTCCGAGAATCGGCATCCTTGCGAAAAACGCCCTAGTTCTCGCCCAACACAAATGCGATCCATCTGAGTTTGTCTTTGGCGAAGTTGAACCCCCTGACTACTTCAAGCGCAAGAAAAGAAAACCAACCGAGTCTGAGGGAGTGCCTTTCTAGTGACCTGTAACATCTGCAACAGACCAACCAAGAATGAAGGTTCGTGCTGGTCTTGCCGCCTCAAACTTCAGAGCCACCTGATTGAACTCCCTGAACTGCAATCATCGGCGAGTGAGTTCATAACACCATCACGCACCGGATCAGGGGCGGTATCAACCGAGCGCTCGATTGGGGTAAATGTCTCAGCCCTAGATTTCTCGATGGCTACCGAGCTACTTGCAATTCTTCACGGATGGGAAGCGATGGTGCGTGAGGCAAGAAGGCTGACACCACCGGCGTTACTGAATAAAGAATCAACAACCGAGGCAGAGGTGAAGGCAACCTGTGATTTCCACCTGGCTCATCTTGATTGGACTATCGGGCAGGATTGGGCACGCGACTTTGCAGGTGAGGTCGCAGAGCTACACGCCAAAGGAATGGCTGCTGCTAAGCGATTCACGGAGCAACCAAGGCGAATCCCCTGCCCTACCGATGATTGCAAGAAGTTCGTGGTCATTGATGTAGTGAAGGTCAAAGAGAACGGCTTGGCCGATGAGGTCACTTGCTTCGGGTGTCGGCAGTCTTGGTCGCTGATCCGTTTGGTAACTCTTGCGATGAGCAACCCAACCCGTAAGTTCTTCCTTGATGTCGAGGCAATTGCATTGTGGCTAGGAATCAAACCGCGCCAGGTCTATGCCATCATCAAAGAGAACGGCATCCAAAAGCAGAGTGGAAATCTTTACAGTCTAGGCGATGTCATTAACGCTAGAAATTAGGACAAACTGCACTTTCTCGTGCTACACTTCCGTTAATAGGTATTGCTATCCCTACAACACCCCACTGCAAACGCGGTGGGTTTTTTCATTTATAGAGTAAGGAAATGCCAAGCCACGAAACAATCGCAGAGATTGATGAAGCACTTATGCACGCCATCTTTGCGAGGCAACAATCCATAGATTCAAAGAAACATCTCATTGATAAGTTTATAGATGACCTACTCGATAGCAGATTGGAACTGACTCAATGATTCAGATTTCAGTCGCAGTTGGTGATGTGGTTACAGACATCGTGACGGATCAGGTTCTTTCCTTTGATGGCGTTGAGACTTTACTTAATCGAGCAACGCAAGCAACCTTGCTTGCATATAACTCTTATGTAATTGCCAATGATGATTTTGAGAAATTGTTAGAGGATGACGGCGAGTAGCCAGCTATGTTACAAGTGCAGAAACAACAAACCCCTAAGTGAGTTCAATAAGTCATCTCATCATAAAACAGGTTATCGTAATATTTGCCGTGATTGTCGTAACACCCATCGCTCTATTATTCGCAAGTATAAAAAAGATTATGCAGTTCTACTTGAGAAACAAAACAACTGTTGTGCGATATGTGGCAAGAGTGAGAAAGAGAATGGCAAGAGATTAAGTCTTGACCACAATCATTTAACACATCAAGTACGTTCATTGTTATGTAGCAATTGCAACACAGGTCTTGGTGGATTCAAAGACAATGAAGAGTTGTTAAGTAAAGCAATTGCATACTTGAAGAAGTGGGATGAAGATGCCACTGCCTAGACCTTGTGTAGATTGTGGAGTTATCGTTCGAGCTACTCGATGTCTTGAGTGTGGTCGCAAGAAAGAACGAACAAGAGTTAGACGTGAGCAACGTGGTTACGATTCAGCTTGGCGTGCGTTGTCTAAGATGATGCGTGCCGCCCAGCCGTGGTGCAGTAGATGTCGAAGCACTAGGGATTTAACTTTAGATCACATCATTCCTTTATCTCGTGGTGGCACAAACAGTGCCGCCAACGCCCAGGTTCTTTGCCGCAAATGTAATTCTGAAAAAGGCACGCGCCAATGATCCGTGCGATGGTGTGGGCAGTACCACACAAACCCCCACGCGTGCATCCCCGTACAGGGCAAAAGTACGCTTACATTTTGCGTTATCTAC